AACCTTTCGCGGATTACGATGGATGTCTGCCGACCATCGAACAACGTGCTTGCACAAGCAGCGGAGTACAGGAACAACATCGGCGATGCGACCTGTGTGATCTACAGGGGCAACGACAAAGCGAAAGAGATCGCGCCTGTTGACTACAGCACAGCGATCGAAGCAGCATCGTCCATAGGTGGACCCTACTTCGTGCAGACCGATGAGCAGGAGTTCCTTGAAGCATTCTTGAAAGCACACCCGAACACGGGCTACACCGACGAACTGCCGAGGATCTACAAGAACCATGACAAGTACGTCATGCCTGTGAATCGTAGTACCTTCGCTATTAAGTTCAACGCCATGCTGTGGGCGTTGGGCCAGGCCAACAAGCTGTTGATCACCACGGGGAACACGGGCATATGGCCTGTCCTGTATCGTGGACATACGAACAGAGTTTGGCAGTTACACGGACAGCATCAGACCTGGAAGAAGATATGAGATACGTTGCAGCACCTTTGGCTATCATCATCGCCATCATGGGCGTGATCGTCTTACTGCCCGCACTGCCGTTCATCGCCTGTGCTGGCATCTTCCTCGTCATTGCCGCTGGATTCGCTGAGATCAGCAAACGTCACAAGCGCAAGGATGCCGATACCAAAGCGTAATCGCAACGAATCACCTGACGCGTTCATCAAACGCTGCATGGCGGATTCGACAATGGTGGATGAATACGCGGAGAACCAGCGTTATGCTATCTGCGCGGACAACGTCTACGAATCCGACGAGACCTTCACCGACTATCCACAGGCAGCGACCAACAACGCCAAGAGAGCATTGAAGTACAGAGAGCAGACCGGAAACCAAAAGGACTGCGGAACACCTGTCGGATGGGCAAGAGCAAACCAACTTGCGAACAGGGAGGCTATCAGTCTACAGACCATCCAACGCATGGCCGCATTCCAGCGTCACAAGCAGAACAGCGAAGTACCATACGAGCAGGGCTGTGGTGGTCTGATGTGGGACGCATGGGGGGGAGACGAAGGAATCGAATGGGCAATCGAAAAGGTCGCAATACTTCGCAGGTGATGGCAGGGCCGCGCAAATACGATCGCACAGCAGTCATTGATCAGATCTGTACGCGTCTGAAGACGGGCGAACCATTGATGCAGATCCTGCGGACCAAAGGAATGCCCGATGTGGATTCAGTCAACAAGTGGCGGAACGCTGACGAAGAGATCAATCGCAAGGTCGCGCAAGCGCGAGACGAAGGCTTTGAGGCTTTGGCTGTTCAATGCCTGACCATCGTGGATGAAGAGCCGGAGCGCGTTCCAACAACGGGAGCGAAGGACAGCGCACACGTTGCATGGCAGAAGGCCCGCGTTGAGACACGGCTGAAGCTGCTCGCCTGTTGGGATCCGCGGAGATATGGCAACAAGGTGGACGTGACCAGCGGTGGCAATCCCGTTCCCATCCCGCAGATCATCATGCCCAAGGATGAATGATCGCGCTATCGGTAAAGCAGAAGCAAGCGTGGAAGCTGCTCGACAGACCTGAGATTATCGAAGTCTTCGCAGGTGGCGGAGCAGGTGGCGGCAAGTCCTACCTTGGATGTCTCAGGCAGATCTACCGAAGGACTGCCTACCCAGGTACGCGTGGGTTCATCGGGCGTGAGGACTTCACGGCGATGCGGGATTCCACGATGAAGACCTACTTTCAGATCCTGTCGGAGTTGGGCTACAGGTCGATTGAACACTACACATACAACGGTCAGGAGCATTCGATCTACTGGAAGAACGGCAGCGCGGAGTGGCCTGGCAGCGAACAGCACTTCCGATACATGAGGCATATGCCGAGCGACCCGGACTACAACAGATTCGGATCGACTGAATACACCGATGCGTTCGTGGATGAAGCACCGGAAGTGGATGCCCGCGCCTGTCAGGTATTGCTATCACGACTGCGTTACGGTCATAGCAGGTACGACATCACGCCGGAAATCCTTTACACGGGCAACCCTGGCGAAAGCTGGATCAAGGACCAGTTCGTGCTTGACCACAACGCGGACCTTGTCACGCTGCCGAAGCACAGGGGCAGAGTGCTGTTCACAATACGAGATAATCCGGACGAAGTATTACGGGAGCAGTACATCAGCACGTTGATGCACCTTGACCACTACGACAGGGCGCGTCTGCTTGACGGGGACTGGTCAGCACGACCCAAGGCAGAGCGTCCGTTTGCGTTTGCGTTCGACCGAAGGAAGCACGTTCGTCCGTTCGTGCTTGACAATAGACTGCCTGTGATTATCGGTATCGACTTCAACGTGGACCCGTTCTGCGCTCTGATTTGCCAGGAGCAGGGGAAGACCTTCGGCATCGCTCACGAGATTGACATCAAAGGCGGAAGCATCGAAGAGATGGTGGAGCGAATCACAGCGATCGCACCGAACATCATGTACCATCAATACACGGGTGACCACACGGGAACGGCACGAAGGATACAGATGAAGTCTACTGCATCAATGTGGGATGATTTCATGCTGGCTATCAGAGCGAGGGAATCGCAACTAAAGCTGCCAGCAAATCCAACGCACAAGGAAAGCAGGGAGCAGGTGGCATACGTCCACCATCACCATGCGGACTTCAGAGTGGACCCAACCTGCACAGGCTTGATCTATGACCTGGAGTCTGTCGAAGTGGACGCTGACCTGCACATCATTAAGAGCGACAGGAGCAAAGCAAACCAACGTGCTGACAAGTTGGACGTGATGCGCTATGTGATCAACACGTACCTTTGGAAGTGGATACAAACACACCGAAAGACCAATGCTCTGCAAAGACCAAGCATTAGCGTACAGTCTGCGTCTGTGCGCGGAAGATGACGCAATCATCTACATCGGAATGTCCGAATGCGTGAACCTGGTAGTGCAGTTCACGGACCTTGCAACGGGGCGAGTGATTCACATCGACGCTGAAGCAATCGGTGATGAACACTACGTTCTCGCTTCCGACCTTGGCATCAATGAGTTCCACAGCTATTCAGTGCAACTGCTGAACCTTGGCGTACCTGTACCATTCACACCGTATGTGATGGAGGGCTGCGACATTGAGTTAGCAACGGAGGACTACAGCCAGGTGGTGGTATCGTTCGCAGGGATCATCACGCCAAGCATCAGCTACTACACGAACACCGACCAATGGTTGACCATCTATTGATATCGGCGTTGATGGCGATGGTGGCGCAAGGTGCTTACGCATCGCAGCAGGAGGGCATGATACTGCACGTCCTTACGAAGGCGTGGAGCAAGCTGCCTACCATCTTGCACAAGCCAACGTTCACCTGTCCGGTCTGCATGGTCAGCGTGTGGGGCATTCCGACAGCGTTGCTGCTTGGATGTGAACCAATGCTACTGCCTGTCTACCTGCTGGCATCCGCCGGCATCAATGCTGTCGTGACTCAATGATAGGGCGCATTCTCTTCCTGCTGTTCGGCAAGCAACTGAACACCTTCATCGATTCGCAGAAGCTGCGGCCCAAGGGATTCGATGGCATGAAGCTGGCATACACCTGGCAGGGCGTGAAGTACTTCACATGGGAAGATCTCGCGGACTTCCCGGCGATCAGACAGAAGCACGTGGAAAGGTGCAACAGGATGATTGATGCGGGCATCGGGCAGAAGACGTTGGATGATCTGTGCACGTTGATTGAAGGTCACATCCTTGAAGCGGTGAAGACCAGCAAGCAGGACGAGCGGAACAAGCGACTGGTGAAAGCGACACAGGCTGTCGGTGAACTGAGGAACAGACCGAACGAAGTGATACCGGAAGAGATTGCCTACGACCTGTGCGCGCTCTTCGTGGCAAGGGAAGATGAAGACCCACGGCTGTTCGACGCAACGATACACACCGAGAAGATCCACGTGCTTAGGTCTGCCGGGAGAGCGGGCCATGATTTTTTTACCAGCGCGCCGTTGTGGCGCAGGCTCTACGGCTTATCGCTCACTACCGAAGCCGCGTTCGACCAATTATTGATGAGTTGGACCCTGGCACGAATCCGGAAGAAGGCGGTGCTACAGATGCACGAATCCAAGCAGTAAAGGCGATGAGAGCGTTCGATGACTTTACCTTCATGATCGCTGGTGGAGATGTCGAGCGCGTGCAGGTATTGGAGCGTGGACCGATGCGAGTCTACTGGAAGGTGGCGGAGCATCATCTGACGCAGCTATTGAGCGAAAAGAAACGGCAGGACAGGGCTAACAAGAAGACACGCTATGGCAGATGAACAGGTAATCATTACGAAGTTCACGGCAGACCTTACGTCTTTTGAGTCGGGAGTGAACGAATACACCGATCAGCTGAAGGAAGCTGATGGCGTGGCGAAGAACCTTGACAAGACGGAGCAGAAGCTGTCGAATACCACGGGCAGTCTCGCAGACAAGTTCAACGTAGCTGCTGCGAGCGCGAAGGAAGCAGCGTCCGGCACGACGAAGCTGGGAGCCGAAGTGCAGAAGAGCAGCACCTTCTTTGACAGGGCAGGGGCCAGCATCAAAGCGTTCGCTACCAATGCGAAGACAAGCATCGCCAACGCGGGGAAGTCGCTCACGTCATTCAAGGGACTGAGCAGCGGCATCGGCAGCGTCTTCAGCGGAGCAGGTAAGACAGCATCGGCAGCGTTCGGCTCGATCAAGAACAGCATTGGTGGAGTGGTATCATCGATACCTGGCATCGGTGGGATTGCGACTGCGTTAGGTCCGGTGGGCATCGCTGCCGCTGCCGTTGGTGCTGGCCTGTTCAAGGTGATCACCAACTTCGATGCTGGTGCTACTGCTGTGCAGGGACTGGGCATCGGTGCGGGCGTGGCGTTCGATCGATTGAGCGGTGGAATTGCAAATGCTGCTGGCAAGGTGAGCGACTTCTTCGGTGACCTGTTCGAAGGCGGAACCATCGTGGGTGATGTGTTCGGCGCAATCGCTGACGGCGTTGTGTTCTTCATTGAGAAACTCACGCCCATCGGTGCAATCCTTGGAGCGTTGGGCATCACGGCGCAAGGGCTAAAGGACGATTTTGCGTTCGGTCAGTTGATAGCCGAACAACTTGATGAGCAAGCGGACAAGCAACTGGTGGTGAACGAAACGCTGGCGGCAAACGAAACGGTGCTGGCGAAGAACCTGGCACAGCTACGGAACGTGAACCTGACGGCAGAGGAGCGACTGAAAATCGCTGACAAGATTACGCAAATTGAGGAAGAGAATTTGAAGATCAAGCAGGACCAGCTGCGTGCTGACCTTGCCATACTTCAAGCGCAAGCGGCAAGGCAGGTAGCTACGAAGGGCGAAGTTGATGACGCGTTGAAGGCGCAGATCAGTGGTCTGAACGTGGCACTTCAAGACGCGGAGACGGAGAGCGTTCGATTGACTGAGAAGGTAGCTGTGCGAAGGGAATCAATCGTCGCAGGTGAAGAGGCGCGGAAGGAAGCAATCCGGCAAAAGGCAAGGGAGGCGCGCAAGAAAGCCGAAGAGCAGGATGCGAAGAACGCGGAGCAAAGAGTGCAGGCACAGGCAAAGTTGGATGACGTGCTGAACGGACTGGCCGATGATAGACTGGCGCGAACGCAGACCGATGGCGAGAAGGAGATCACAGCAACAGAGAAGAAGTACGCGGACCTTCAGAAGGTAGCACAGGAAGGGATTGCGAGGCTGCGTGAGGCATCGCCACCTGGTGCCGAGGCTGCTATCGCACAGCAGGAGGCGAACATCTTGGTTCAGATTGAAACCGCAAAGCAGGAAGAGTTAGCCGCAGTTCGACAGAAGGCGGCAGAGGACTTGGCGAAGGAGCGTGAAGAGGGAAGAGAGCAGCTACGCAAAACCCTTCTTGACGATACGGAGTTGCAGCGTGAGGCGATACTGGAGCAGTTCGATGCAGACGTTGCGCTCGCTGAGAAATCCATTGAGAACCTGGAGGAGCGGAACGAAACGATTCGCAAGCTGACGGAACAGGCGCAAAAGGAATTGACCGCAATAGTGACCACCGAAGAGCAGAAGCGAATCGATGCCGAGACTGCCGCTGCTGAACAGCGTGCTGCTCTTCAACAGGCTAATCTTGATCTGGTTAAGAGTTTCGCTGAACAAAGTCTTGCGACCCTCGTGCAATCAGCAGCAGAGGGAAAGGGGCTGCAAGAGGAAGCTGCTAAACAGCTACTGGTGCTACTGCTCGACACGGTGGAGAAGATAGTATTGCTGAATGCTATCAACGCACAGACGGGTGCGATAGCATTGGGATTCTCGACAGGAAACCCTGCCGCTGGTATCATCGCTGGTATTGCTGTTACCGCCATCATCAAGGGGCTATTTGCCGCTGTGAAGTCCAGCATCTTGGGCAACTATAAGGGCGATGACTTCGTTGGTGGCGATGGCAGCAGACCGATGTGGAGTGGCCGCGATGGATTCCTTCGACGGCTGGACTACGGAGAGCGAGTAGTGACGGGCAAGACGAACGCCAAGTATTACGACGAGATGCAAGCAATGGAGGACGGCAACTGGGACCGATACTTAGACAACAACTACATTCTTCCAGCTATCGAATCGATTCGATACAATGATGACGAGCGCGCTGTGAAGTTCGTGCAGACGGACATGGGCCAAAGGATGGCGGCATCGATTACGCTGCCGAGGATGTTCGACAAGAACATTGTCGAAAGCCAACTGGCGCAGAGCAAAGAGCAGCGAAGGACGAACAAGCTGCTTGAGGAGATGGTGCATAACACACGGGCGCGGACCACCAACAATCGGTACTACTGATGGACGGCACGATCACACACTACATCAACGGCACGCAGGTCGAGGAGCCGTTGGGATGGAGCGACTTCGAAGAAGAGTTGGACCGCGATATCAAAGAGCGACTGATATCGGTGAAGTACAGCAGCGACCTGACCTTCACCGGACAGGGCTATGCGATGCTGAAGGAGATGTACGAGCAGAATGGCTTCTGTCAGATCATCACCTACCAAGCGTTGCAGGACTGCGCTGGCACGACGAACATCTGCGCTCGCGGTGTGATCATCCTGGCGGATGCAGAGTGGAACCTGACCAGGTGCGAAGTAGCTGTTCCTGTCATTGACGATGCGCTGGGTGCAAGGGTGATCAACAACAAAGCGATACCGATTTCACCTACTGCTGACCTGACCAAGAACGGACTTGCTCTTACACCTGTTCCCACCTTCGCGATTCTGCTGCACGATCCGCAGACGAGTTCGCTCCTTCCGGACACGCGTGATGCCTGGGACTGGTGGGATGCAATGAACCATGCGATCGCTTACATCACGGACAACGAAGTGACGTTAGTCAGCAACTGGGTGGGATTGCTGAGTGATACGGAGCAGTATTGCCTGATGGATGGCTATATGCTGCGGACGTTCACGGCATCGCCGAGGCGTGTGGTATGGACGTGGGAAGAACTCTTCCTTGACATGGCTGGCAGGTACAATCTGTGGCTATCAGCGGAGCGTGATTCGTCAGGCAATCCTGTACTAAGGATTGAGCCGGAAAGCTACTTCCTTGCGACAGGCGGTGGCGTTCAAGAGTTGGACATCCAAGATCTGAAGAGGACGGTGGACGCAGACAGGCTGTATGCTGGCGTTGAGATAGGCAGCGAGGAGTTCATTCAGCAGGTGCTGGCTACACCGTTATCGATGCCGTACATCCCTTTGCTTACGCATGGGGAAGAGCGGTATAGCTTCAGCGGTGTGTGTAATACCAGCGAGCAACTTGATTTGAAGTTCAAGTTCGTCAGCGATTCCAACGTGATTGAAGACGTGCTGCTGAACAACAACGAAGACTATGAGGAGAAGGTATTCCTCATTCAGTATTCCGTTCCTCCTGCTGTTGGTGCAGATCGCTCTACACCTTGGACATTCGACTTCGGTGCGGGAGTGACAACGCCATACAACGAGAAGATACTGAACGGCGAGATCCTTCAGCGGTACTACTTGCAGAGTCCGGTGGGAAGTAACATCTCAGCACCGACACCGTTCAGCGACTTCATCGTGGGCTTCGGTCCATCGGTGCCGATCACAGCGTTGAACACGCAGAGTGCTTACTTCACACCGTTCGTGACCTACACGTCAACGGTGACTGCGTTCTATTACTTCGAGATCAACTTTGCGTGGCGAGTGATTTCGAATCTCAACTACAGAGCAGGTGAGGGCGCGAACTTCTTTCTTCAAGGAAGGATCGAATACAAGGTCGAGCGATTCGATTCAACGGCTACGCTGATTGACACGCAGACCTTCGGCTCGAACTACTTCTACCAGGTCGGACAGTATAACATCTTCTTCCCGTTGGCTTCGGTGCTGAATACGGGTGACTACCTGATAGTGTCTTATCGCTTTATGACAGCGAACACATACTACGAAGTGGACGGCAGCGGACCCGAAAACTATTCGCCCGTGATTACGATGTCGATTCGCGAAGAGAGTTACATCATCCTGCTGTTCTCCAACGCTGGCGGCTACATCACCGGACTGGGCAAGGGACCGATACTGAAGTATTCGTTTGACCGACACCTTGACATATCGACGTGGCTATCTTTGACGAGCAGCCCACGCAACTCCCTTGAGATCAGCTATACGAGTGATGTGCTGACCAGCGGATGGGTGGGCAACGCGAAGCGCAACGTATCAACAGGAGCCTGTAGTTGGGAAGTAATTGCTGAACAACAATGAGCATCGTAACGATTCCCAATCAGCCGGTGAACCTGACGGGCAGCACGCTGCAAGGATGCCTGTGCGACCCGCTGGTTCCTTCTACGTTGATAGCTGACAGCGACTTCATCG